GGTGAATTCAACTCTCAAGATAACGGTATCGGTGTATCATGCCCTATCCTTGGGTTCCGGGAGATGATATGTCAGCTCACAAGACCATCGGCACCGTCTTTGATTGGGGACCTCTTGAACGCCCAGGCGTATGGTAGAGGCATAGCTCTGCTAGGTATGGGTCTGTCAGCAGGGAGCATGGCACACCTGATGGCCTTGGATGCTGTAGAACAGCGCTGGAAGCTCACCCGCACAGATCTAAAGTTCCTATATGAATCAGACGTGATTCCACCCAACCTCATAACGGGCTGCAGCCGGACAACCATTCTACAGAAACCTGCGAGTCTGCTCCCGGAAGCACTTCGTGCAGCTATGATCCAGCTGTCCATGGATAAGCGCAGCGAGTCTGACTTTTCAGATATACATGCCCGTGACTTGGCCTTCACCATCCTGTCTCATGTATCAATCAAGATGAAGAAGCAGCACGCACATGCACTCACTCTTGTGCGAAACAGGGCCGAGGCACTGAGAAAGAAAGGGTATCTGCATCAAGCCAACATGTTGGACCAGACGAGGACGGCCTTACTATCATCTGCTAGAAACAGGAATATAGGGCGGATCGCGCAGAGGGTGAGGAACAGGATTGTGGATCCGGGCCCCTGCCTCGGCCATGAGTTCTCCAAGACTCCCATGCTTGAAGCGACCTTCACATGGATTGATTTCATTGCTAGCAAATGCCGAACCACGGACCCAAGTGAGGATGCTGTGACTCTCAGTAAGGTTTACGGATCCTTCGTTCGCCCTATCAAGCCCACAAGGCTCAGATTCCCTGAACCTATCACCCGGCGGAAGTCCAAGACTCCGCCGCATCGAAAACCCAGCTTCATCCTGTCATGCTACGGCATCACACCCTTTGGCAAACATGTGGTGCAGAGGTCTGGCAGCCAGATTGTGACAGAATTCGGCCCGAGGGAGAGGCGCTTGCTTGCCATGCATGATGCCTCAGTTGCATATCGGTCAATCCCCGAACACAACTTATATGGCGGGAAGAGTGTGCTGTCGTGGTCACTCAAACAGTCCTGTGTCATAGGCGTGGTAGCTGAGAAGGTTGCTCTTGGGCCGGATGCCAACATACAAGAGTACTGGCCTGACATGTCGGATGAGGCGGTCGAGTACCTGAGAGACTTGGAGGATAAGTATCCCGATACGCCTGTGCTTGCCTTTAACTATGCAAGCGCGGGAACTGCTCACTACCATGCTGTGTGGCGTGGGGCTCCCTACTCCTGCTCAGTGGACTTCGATCCTGAGACGGCGGTCCCACGATCACATCACCATATTAGGGGCCGTAGCGGTGCAAATGTCGTTCTGGCACTCCAGGGCTTTGTCAAGACCCGGCAGTGGTACGGTGCTGGACCTCAGGCATCCGAGATCAGCGCGTTCCAGCATGCGGATTTCGATGTGATCCCGAATGTCACGGTTGAGAGGCTGTGGTTTGAGAATACGCGCCACACCTATTGCAAAGCGCCCATGGCTGCGGCCCTCGATACTCGTGACGGCTGCCGCCGTCTCTATATTGCTGACAAACCGCTCTCGAGGAGCAAGAACAAGCGTCTCAGACCATATGAGAGGGCAAAATTCTTGCTGTCCATAGCAACTGGAGGTTACTGGTACTCTGCGATTAAAGGGGTTTGTGCGCGGGCGTTCCTGAAAGGTCATAGTGGTACCCAGACTTGCTGGACGGGACCCGTACTTGGATGGCGTATGTCCCGGAGGCCAGAGCCAATATACCGGTGGGAGCCTCCCGACCGGGATACAGTTGCCTCAATGACCGTGGTCGGCGGAGTCGACTCTGATGAGCACATCTCAGTTGTCAATCCTCAGGACTATGCTAACACGCACGTGTACGTCGACCGGTCTGGACTGCATGTGGTTGATGAGACTCTGGTCCAGGTACCGGATGCCAGGGTGCTTAGCCTCATTATTGGGGCCAATGGCGGCCACCTGTTCTTCAACGCTCACTTGGGCAAAGGCGCACTAATTGATGTCGACCTCCCTGCCCTCGAGATGCCTGAAACAGGAATGACACCTGAGGAGTGCTTTGACCAGCTCTGGGCTATGACGCATAGTTCCGACGCTGATAATCTGTGGTAGACGATCTACAGAGTCAAG